CATTATGTGTTATACTAATACTGTACTGTGAAGGATTTACATATTCGTATTCACTAGTTAGAGAAGGATATTGTAAATCTTCACAACACGGATAACCGTTTGCATTGAATGGGACAGAACAGTCACATTCTCCCCAATCAATTCTATATGATGATTTTTGAAATTCTTTATACGAACCAAAATCTGTTGTGTTATACACCTGTATTTTCATCCCATTACCTGTTGTATTAGCTGTAAAATTAAAATTAGAAAATACTTGTTGTTGGTCTATTCTTCCGTCCCAAATACTATAATGTCCTATATCGTTATAATCTTGTGTTAAAGTTACTGGAAGTTTATATAGAATACTATCTAAGGGGTCTAAACAACTACATATTTCTACACTTTCACCCCAAAACGCATTAATACCTTGTGAGTTTAATGATTGATTTATATTTGTATTAGTAACGTCATATATTGTAATTAAATCATTATAACTACCTGTATAAAAAGTTGAACCTGAAGTAAGTACTAAACCTTTAAACTGAACATAACTATATCCATCTGGGTTGAAGCAATTAGTTGGGTTTGGACTTAACGGTTGGTCCCATAGAATTACACACGGATTAGTCGGTGAACAATCTTTTAATTCGGTTGGAAAACTAGACATAACACTACTATCTATAGCATTCATTATTTGAGAACCTGTTGAGTTGTACATGGTTATCCCAGAACAATTTGTACTAAGGTTTATTGGATAAAAATTTGTTCCTCCAGTACATGGCATTGTCCAAGTACTTCCAGTATCTGGGGTACTTCTTCTTATTGTAAACTTTTGTATATCCATCCTATGTTGTTACGTATTCATAAAATTTTATTGGTCCATTGACCGTCTCACCTAATGGTGACAATACAATTCCCGTAGCTCCAGCTACTGAATTATATGGGTGTATAGTATAATTATATTTAGGTGTTGTATTGTATGTTTCTATATTTAAAATTACTTGGTAGTAGAAAAAATCTTCAAAACTGTATTGTCCTTGTATTGGTGTCGGTTCTTGATTTAACATTCTCATTACAGTACCAGTTCTAGCATTAAAAAATTTACATGTCATGTAAAATGTGTTAGCTGTAAATAAGTCTCTATCTTTTAACCATTGTAAATAATAATTTTCATTTGCACCTTCTGGTGCTGAAGCAGCAGAAAAAGCTGGTGTATATACATCATACAATGGTAGATTTATACCTTGACTTTTTTGTCTCCAATACTCTTCAGGGTCTTCAGCTAAAATTACGGGTACTGTTTGTTTTCTACAGTTATTAGTAGGCATTATTGTTGAGAAGAGTAGTTTTTGTTCTTCTCTTACTGGTACATCGAAAAAATCAAATTTAAAAAAACTTTTAGTAAATGATTGTGAATTTCTAGCCAGCTCTCCATTAGTATAACCTAATATATTAAAATCATTGACATAAGTAGTATTTAAACTATCCCAAAATTCAAACTCGTAATATATTTCAAAGTTGGGTGGGTAGTTAGGTGTATATCTAGTAGTTTCATAATCTTGTATAAAATTTATATTACTTTGTAATTCAATTTCATCATACATTTCTAAAAGTTGTTCTCTACCAACTTCATCAAATATTTGACCTAAAGGTACAACTACTTTCTTATCTTCCGAAGAAGCTTTTATTTGTATTCTATTCACAGACATCTACAAATTCTGAAACTACATTTATGCTACTAGAGCTATAACCAAACATTACAGGTTCTATTTTAAATTCTGTATTTAAATAAGGGTAATGTGCGTCATTTAAAAACGGATAACTAACACCATTATCCCCATCTTCAAAAAAATCTATAGGCAAGATAGGTCTCCACCTAAAGGTACCTTCTGATAAAGAATAAGTAGCGTATGGGGGTGTTGTAAATAGACTATCTTCATAACTTATAGTTGTGGATAATTTACGTATTGGTATTCTATGGTGTGGTTGATAGTTATATATTGATTTTACATATTGACTAGGTATAGAGGTATTGGGGTATCCCGCAAATTCATACATAGCATCTCTATTAAATTTTAAAGAGTGTTTGATTTCTGAAATTACTCTTTCTTTTAACTCAAAAGCATTGTATTCAACAAAAGCACCTCTATAGGTAGTACCACTTAAAGGTAGTGGGTCTAAACCATTAGTATTATTTTGAAATAGGTTTGTGGGGTTTGTATTATTATCCACAAATGGGTCTATGAATCCATTATGTCTAAAGTTCCACTCCCACCCATATCCAGTTGGTGAGTTAGCGGGAGCCTCGTAATGCCACATTAAGTTTCTATTTGTTTGAAAAATTGTTAGATATAATTCTGTCAAAGGTCTATTAAGGTTATCAGAAAATTCTTCCACATCTATATCAAGATTTATATTCCATAAAAAAGATTTAAAATCTTCTATAATTGCTGTTTTATCACCGTAACCATCAGGAGTTCTTCTAGATTTATAAACTCTACCTTTTTTATTATATATTCCATTTTCAAATCCAGTTCTATCTAATGTATAATCGGATGAATTAGTTATCAATTTATGAATATGGGTACAATAAGTAGAACGTGTCTCATTAATATTATCTAAATTTATTATACGTTTTATAACACAAAAGGAATTTGTTGGTACGGCTGCTGGGTCTATACCTTTAGTGTATATGTTTAGGACATAACTTTCTGAATTTGCAAATTCATTACCTAGAAAATCTACCTTGAATATGTTTTGATTAACTGTATTTGATACATTATTTATATCTGAAGTAATTGGTACGGTTGGTACTAGGTTTGCTCCACCAAAACTATTAATAGACACACTACTTTGTAATTCTACAAATTCACCTGAAGATATTCCGTGAGGAGATGCTGTTGTTATTCTTATAGTTTCTTTTCCATCTGTCGTTACTACTTGTATACGAGCTGGTATACCATCCCCACTATTAAAATTAATACCATCTGTACCATCACCCATACTAAATGACATAGTTTGTCCTGTATCACAACCTGAAATATAAGATATGTAAGCTACCCAATTATCTTGGTAGGAATCTAAACTACTAAATTGTGAAGCTGTTGTTATCCCATATCTATATGGTGGCATAAAAGTAAATAAATCTGATGGGGGTAAACCAACACAAGGTGGTCCTGACCAATAACCTAAACCTGGACTTGCAGTCGCGGGGTCTGGACAACCAATATAATCCGGTGTAAAATACATGTATTCCAAAACTCTACTATCGTTAGTTACTCCAGTTATCTGATTACTATATAATATATCTATTTTACCATAAGGTCTATATGTTGTAGAGTATTCTCTTTCAAAATCAAATTGGTCTCTTAGGTTAAGAACTAAATTTCTATCACCCTCTATCATAGCACGTTGTTCTGCTGTTAAAAAAGGTTGTAAACTAATATCTTTATTTTGAGCTCCGGCAAATCTAGATTCACCCCTAACAATTCTTATATTTTTTTTATTACTCATTATATTACACTATCTGCTAGTTCTTCATCAACATATAATCTAATGAATTTATTATAAGCTGTTTCTCCTGGTCTTAAACCAAAATAATAAAATAATGGTTGTGAAAATAACATAGATGGACCTGTATCTTGTGTCATTGGTGGATACGCATCTTGTGGAGTACCTGGTTGTGGGAAACTATTTAGTAAACCTACATTAGCTTGATAGTCACCAGAATTTATAGTTGGTGGATTACCTGCTGGAACTGTCCAATCATCTCCTTGTGATTGGTATGGTCCTGTAGTAAACTGCCAATCATTGTTTTCAGTACCAAAACCACCAGAACCATCAACTCTCCAAGTATAAAAAGGTATTACTTGTGAACTACCAGATAAATCATAAGCTAAACAATCTATTAAATCTGCTCCAGTCATAATTGTTGGTGTGGATGCTGTAAATAAATGTGGTCTCCACTGTATATCGTATGCTGGATTTACATTAACAGCATAATCAACATACGTACCACTATTAGCGTAACTGTTTGGTGTTGGGTATTCTATATCTTCTATGATTTGTCCTCCTGGAGGTGGTGCTCCTGGTGGAACAGTACAATCACAATTAGTGGTTGTGGTATTAGTTTCATAACCAAATACACCTAACATACAATTTTGCATTAAAGCTTGTGCCATATCACCCCCTATTTCATCTTCTGGTCTAGCAAACAAATCACCTAAATTCATATTAGGTTCAGAAGCTTTAAGATTATAAGCATCAGAAACTAAATCTGTTATATCTTGAAACGTTGTACTGCCTATTTGGTCGGTTACTGAACATTCTTGAGCAAATTCTTCATCCAAACATATTTGTTGAATGCATTGATTTCTTGAACCCATATCAACTATAGTAGTTGGAAAATATAAGTGTCTATCCATATCACCTTCCGAATGATTATTAGAACTACTGTTACCTCCTCTAACACCATCTGTATCACCTATAAAACTACCCGTAGTAGATGTATTCCATCTAAATGGAGAACATCTATAGTAAAAAGTATGGTCGTTAGGGTGTAAATAAACTACTTTTTTACAATATCTCGTACCTGAAGTATCATAAGTGTCATTAGCCGCGTCATAAGATAATTTAGCTCTAAATTGGAATTGGTATAAAAATCCGTTTACCCAAGCGTTTTCCCAAAAATAATTCATTATACCATTACATAACGCGGAAAATACCCTTTCTCTTCTATACCACTCTCTTATTACTACTGTATTAGTATTAAATCCAGCACAAGTTACATTCATACAAATTGGTTTAACATAACAACCTCCACCAGCAGCTAAATCATTATTAGGGTCTGTAGAACCACCTAACGCGTTTGGTGGTGGGCTAGAAGTTGTCGAATTGTACCCATATGAATCAGGACAACAAACTACATCTCTTTCAACACCAAAAATATTAGTAGATACCCCACAATCATCATTACTCCAACCATAACCAGATTGTAACACAGCCATGTCTGCGTTTGCGTTTGTTCTACACATACAATCTTCACATTCAGGATATTTTTTTTGTCTTAATGTGAATAAAATAAATCCTGATGGTATTCCGAAAACAGTACATGCTGGTTGACAGGAACTACTCCAACTTAGTTGTGAACAGATGGTTGGGGATGGTGGAAAGTTTAACATACTAGCTAACCAACTCCAAGCATTAATTAAATTGTAAATAGCACAAACTACTGTCATTATAATAGCAACCACAACCATTACAATACCAAAAACAGTTGCTATAATACCTACTATTGAGGTTAATGCTAGATATATAGCGTAAGTAAAAAATAAGATGAATTGGTTTAAAAATATAATAGCTTTTGCTCTTCTAACAGCACTATTAATTGGAAAAAACATTGCACTGGTAGAACATTGTTGGTCTTGTTCTGGTAATATTTCTTTTATACCTATAAATTGTCTTCTACCATTATGTTTTACATGGTCATGAAATTGAGAGTATGTGTATACCCTATTAAATGTCATATCATAGAATACATCTTTCGCTCCTGGTATTAAATTTGCTTGAGCCCATGGGTGATAGTCAGTATATTCAATAGAAAAACAATACGGGTCATATCTTTTATTATTACCTGCACCATCAACTAAATCTTCACCTATTTCAGGCCAATCCCCATTAATATCTGTATGTGGTCCAAATTCTCTAATTTGTGGTACTAGATGTGACCCACGTCTTCTTTGTCTAGCTGTACCAGCAGATTGTTCTGGTCTAACTCTAAATCTACACCTAGTTCTTGTAGCCACACCTAAGGATGGGTCGTTAGATTTAACTAAATTACCAAACTCATCCGTTATGACATGGTCTAAATTCATAGGCATGTGAACTAGGAAAGAACCCGTTTCGTCTATAACCCTTCCACCATTTTCAAAATAAAATCTTTCTAATACCGGCACTTGACCTCCACCTGTGCCAGAACCATCATAAGGCCAAGGAGGAAAAGCTGTTACGTCTTCTTTAAAAAAGGGAGTATATCTAACACAATCTATTATACCTGGTTGAGTGGCTAAACTACACAGTTCTCCCATATGTTTTTTAGGTCTACACCTTTTATTTACCGAATCTTTGTCTGTATCTGTAGCGGTACTACCCATAAAGACAGCTGTTGGTTGTATTTTAACACCTGAGTTAGCTAAATCAAAATCTACTCTAGTTATTGATGCGTTACAAAATTCTTCATCACCCCAAAATGGTCTTACGTCTATAGATTTTTGTTGGCCTATAATTTGTGGTAAAGAATCTATCGCAGCGTCATCTCTAAATCTCGTACCATCAAAATCAGAGTCTGGAAATCCTAATTGTTTAAAATCTTCAGGTAACATAGAAAAACATCCAATATCACTTAAATCCACATCCATTACTAGAGTTTGGTCACCTACTGGTACCCCATACAACATAAAATCACCTGATTCATTACTTCTTGCTGTAAATTTATAATATTTATCATAAACGTATTCTATTTCTTGTTTTTCTAAAACTTCGTTTATGGTTGGAAATGTACCAACTGGAATATGACAATCAAAGTTTGGGTCTTTAGATAAAAGATTGTATCTTTTTCCTGCACTATCAGTATCAAAAGGTTGTGTGAACGGATATAATTGTCTTATTACTGGATTTTGTTCGTCTTCAGTATCTATCGGTATGAATATTGAAACTTTAGCATTTGGTATTCCGTAACCACCATTAGAAATAACCCTACCTACTACAACACCAAAATCAGCACACATTCTAGTGTAAACTTCATTTTGTGAGAGTGATAAACTTAAAATTTCTAATAAGTCAAAATCTTGGTTTAACTCAAAACTTACTTTTTGGTCTTTTCCAACTTGTGTTCTTACTCTAATAGATTTAGACATCTTTTACATTATATATTAACCCAAAAAAGGTTTATGGTGTTTATAAAATAAATAGTTCCACCATTAAAATTAAAAGTAAGTTATAGGTCAATATAGTAAAGTTTAGGAGAAAGTTGGTTTGGTATTTCTCTTAGTTCTAACAGCTATGTCCCTTTCTGGGAATCTAATTTGTAATATTTCATCAGGTTGTGCAAAAATAGTATCATCTATTAATCCTATTTGTTTGGTGGTTCCATTAGAATATGGTTGTGTACTAACAGATTGTGAGTATGGGTCACCAACTTTATTATATACTCTAATATCAACTATGTTTATAACACCTGGTTCATTCATTATTTGTTTTCTTAATTCACCTAAAGATAAATCCTGCCCCATCTCTATTTTGTTAACACCAAAATAATCCCCCACAATAGTAATTACATCTGTTACTACTTCACCTTGATTTACATCATTATTTAAAATTAAATCAATTTCAAAACTTAAATCTATTACTTTTGCGGAACCTACTATTATATAATCATTTAACATTCTATGATTTGATAGGTATGTAGCTATATTATTTTTAAGTGTTGAACTTACGTTAGATGTTAAGGTTCCTTCTGGTGTGTACGACAACACATTTAATTTAACTTTATTTTCTATTTCCATCGCACTCACCTTTGCTGGTGCACCAAATGATGAAGGCATAGTTCTTAATTGTGAAACATAATCGTTTATTGTAACTGCTCTTTGTTGAGCTGCAAAATTAAAAGATATGTAATTTCTTATTTCTTCTTGACTCATAGGGTCTGCACCACCTATAGCGGATGTTACGTTATTTACAGCCAAACTATTAATAACGGTTTGGTTTATCTGTTGGCTAGGCCCAGCAACTACAAAATCTATTGTACCCACATTTTTAACTGCTCCAGCACCTATATTTGAAGCTTTACCACCACCAACCCTATATTGTATAAAAAGTGTAGTGTTACCTTTAACCGTATTACCTAAAGCTATGTTATTCATAAATCTAGACATGTCTAGTTGAACCCCTTTTGAACTAAATTCATCTAGTAAATCTTGTGAAGTTTGGTTACCACCACCAAATGTTAAAAAGAAGAAACCTTCTGGTGTGTATTCGGTAACAAATCTTTGTGGGGTTGTTACGTATTTACCAACTTTCATACCCACACTATCAGGTGGTGTAGATGGGTCTTCAACAAAAACTTCATTTTGAGCTAAGGCTTCTACTTCACGCCATTTATTTGATAGAGGTGAAATGAACTCTGATGAGTTTGGTAGGGATTGGTAACCTACACCGTCTTTTTGTATTATTGAGGTGACTGATATCACATTTTTTTCTGGTAAAAATAATTTAAAAAATGGTTTACTGTCAGTATCTAAAATTTCTTTTTTAAATACTTTGGTGGTACCATTAACTAAAACCTCTCTTTTAGTTATTGTATAATTAATTAAAATACCGTTAGAATCAAAATTAGGTATTTTTGTACGATTGGGGATGCCTTCCAGACTATAAGGAGAAGAAAAATCACAATCATCCACTAATTCAAAAATTTGACCACCACCATTAAATTGTGAACCAGCTCTTAATAACCCCAAATATTTAAAATCTTCTTTATCACCTAAAGCTGGTACAATAACTGATAAATCACCTACTGTAACTGAAGGTCTATTACCCGGTACTTTTAAACCATATGTTCTTGCTAAATTATATAGTGAACTTCTTTCTTGTGCGAACTGAAGTACTGTTTCTTGGAAGGTTCTGTCTATTTGAAAGTTTAGATTATCCGCGACCGCGGCATTTAAGTCTAAAAAAACTGAGTATATAGATGCGTCATTAGCGTTTTGAATTAAATCTGGATAGTAAGTATTAGTTAACCTTAATAATTCATTTCTTATCCCTAAGAAATCTCTTTCCGTATAAGCTATTTGTTTTTCTGCCATATTATAAATTAATTATTACAAAATCTTTAGTTTGAAATACATTATCTCCAGCTGTATAGTCTATTCTAACTCTTATAGAATATTCTCTTTCTGTAGCACCAACAAAAGTAAAACTATTATCTTCCACATCTGGTGTATTTATTTCTTCCTTTTCTTGTTGCCTAACATCCTCAGCTGTCATTACTTCCACTTTTGTAATTGTTAAATTAGGTATAAACTTATCTACCGCTTCTCTTATTTCAGTGTCTATAGAAGTTTTAGTTGCTGCATCCATAGGTTCAAAAATATACCTCATTAAATTAGTGCCAAAATCAGGTAAAAAATAACGCGTACCTTTTAATGTAAGTATTAAATGAATTAAGTTAGACCTAACTTCACTGTCTGGTGTTTTATTAAGTCCAAGAAAAAATCCTTCACTACTTTCTGTAAATGGAAACGTTATACCGTATCTTTGATTGGGCATTCTTTTTTTATAATAAATACTTCAAAGATTATTTTAATTGTGTGTTTGTTTTTTGATGGGGTGGCCAATATGGGCAATGCTTACATCCATTACCACAACAACTACCACGTTTTTTATGGTACTCTTCTGTCATCACCATCATTCCATTTTGCCAATAAAAGTCTTTACCCTGTAGTTTAGGTTTCAGAAATTCTCTATAATGTAGTTCTGCTATCCAATCGTCTTTTCTATTCATCTTTTATATCTATTATATTTTCTTTGTGTTCACAGTGAGGACACGTTATTTTTTTATTAGTATTTAAATCTT